TTCTCTCGCGTTTGTCCATCTTAAGGATATCTTCTTCCTTTTCGACAGACGGCTGTGCCGACATGCTGTTTGTTAGGGTCTTAGGAGATCCTGCAATGACTTTTTTGTCCCCCGTTGGCTGCTGTGGGGAGTCATCCGTCTGACTCTTTTTATATCCGAACTCATTGGCTAGCGCCTCTGAGGAGTAGAACCGTTTGGCTATACCCCGCAGGTTTTTCGTAACCAGCTTACATGCATCTTCAACTTCAAGCTGTTGACCTGTGTCTTTGAAGAATTCATCTGCTTCTTGCAGTACGCTGAAATAGGAATCTGTTTGTTTAATGAGGTCATACTTAGTATCATTATCAACAAAATCTTTTATTTGTCCAATAAAATAGTTTTGTCGTTGTTCATTTTCTTTTTGATCTAATCTTTCCACTAATGATTTATTTTGAGCTTCAAGCTGAGCAAGTCTTTGGTCTTGCAGGGAAAGCTTATGGTCTGCCGTAGGCTTTTGGTCAATAGTTAAGTGCTGTTCGGCAATAGAATTAAAATCAAGACCGCTTTCTTTAATAAACTTTAAAGGATCTTCACGCTTTAGGCGCTCCATCTCATCAAAGCGCCCAACCTTGGTTCTATAAGTATCAAGCTCGTTGGTCTCTTCCCTCTGTGTCTTTTCCTCAATAGCCTTGGCTCGAAACGCAGCTATCTTTGCAACAATGTCCTCTTCCTCGGTGGGTGCTTCCTCAGAAGGTACTTCTTCGGCTGCCGCTTCACCCTCAACAACCTCTTCTGGTTGCGCCTCGACCGCTTCGGGTTCTGGCTCTGCCTTCGACTCCTGACCGGGTTCTACCGAATAATCAGGCGTAGATTCGTCATCCTCCAAAGCAAAGCTTTTAGGCATTACATATTCTTCTACTACTTCTTCTTGAGCTTCCACTTCTTGCTGTGGTGCGTCTTGTACTTCTGCATCAGACATAGTTAAACTCCTTTAAATTAAATTATCCCACGTTCCCCATTTGGTCTGCTGGTGAGGTCTGTGTTGCCATTGCTAAATCAACGGGTGATAGAGTTGCTCCCTCTTGCATTGCTGCTTGCTCCGCTTCTGGCGCTACTTGCTGCATAGGCGCTGGAGCCATTTGTGGAGGGGGTGCCAATAAGGCCATAGCATCAGAGATGAATCTTCTGCATAACTCTAAACGATCGTCAGGAGCGCCTTCGGTCTTAGCCTTAAGGTAAGCTGAATTGATCGTCTTGATTGCCAAAGGCAAGTTGGTGAACGGCTCTGGTGAGACATAGACCCCCTTGTCGATTAGCAACTCGATAATGAAGTTGATGTCATTACGCTCTGCATTCTGTAGGTCCTGAACTTGCTTTAGGTCCGGGAACTCCAAGAGCGATAACCCATCTTCACGAGACAAAAGACCGGCTGTCATCATCTCCTGAATGGTCTGTAATCGGCCAGCAGGAGTGGCAGGTAGCATCGAGGTGGGCCACATCTGCATGACGTACTTATCCTCGTCCAAGTCGATGTCTTTCCAATTTATCTGCTCAACAAAAGACCGGTTGAAGGAGCGCACCTTGTAGGCCCCGTCCCGGATATAGATGTCCCGGGCAAGCTCAATCATAATCTTGGCTGCGTCCATATACATCTTCTCGTGGTCCTTGGCGAAGCCCATAAACCGCTCTGACTCGATGTCGTGGTACTCCCGCAAAGCTCGTCCGGAGTCGAGTCCAGAAGGCTTCTTCGCTGAAGCACTGAGCTGGGATATTCCCACAATCTCGTAGGCTCTCTGATAAAGCCTGTCGAGGTGAGTAAACATCTCAGGCCCGACCGCTTGAGCAGTTCTGTATTCAGGCATCGTCCCGGAATAGGTGATTATGCCGCCAATCTCGTTATTTAGATGGCTCTTAGAGACTTTTGACCCAGCCTCCACGAACACTTTAGGCACTGAAACGAGGTCCATAGCCACTCTAATTGTGTTCAAAAGACGATTAATCTGTACCTGAAGGCCAGTGAGCTGCTCGGCTATCCCTTGGCCGAAGTACCCTAAAGAGCGGTCACTCCACTCCAGTTTTACAAATGGGAAGTAGGGTTTTTCGTAGTCCTCATCCAAAAGGACCGAATTGTCGATAGCGATGATGTGTCGGCCATCACCGGAGTCTACGGAGCTGGGTAGGTGCCACGCCTCAATGACTTCAACTTGGTCTATCATCTTGGCTTGCTCGTAGCCCTCGTTTAGCCTTTGCTCCCAGTCCTCGTCCAAGGCTGCTTCTCGGATGAGCTTCTCCTTGTCAGGGAACTGCGCAACCAAGACCTCCCGGGCCACTACCTTACGCTGAAAAAGCTGGCGAGGGGAATTGAACATAGCTTCCCGGTCATCGACCAGCATCTCCTCGGGGAAAACACGTTCAGCCTTAATCTTTCCTTGGTCCTCATAGATCTTCATAAATCCAGTTCCAAAGATACACGCATCCCGGGCCACAGCATCTCCAGTATGATAGATTTCCGTTTCGTAGAACATCCCTTGGATGAACTGGTTAAGGCGCTTGGCCTTAAGCTGCATCGAGTAGTCCCCTCCTGATGTAAGGAAAGTGCATCGAGGGCGATTCTTAATGATCTTCGATACTACGGTGGAGATCATTGAGTGTACTATATTAAGTGTAACCTTATTGGATGCCTCCCCGGGTGCAGAGGTAGGGACTCTGGAGTACCAAGAGCCGGTCATGTTAACCAAGGGGGAGTTACCATAGAGTCGGAGATTCCGGAGATTCCCCTGCGTACGGTAAGACTGCGCTTCCTTGATGAAGTTTACAGTGTCAAAGATTACGGAGAATACACGCTTGCGCGATGCCCTCCACCAAAATGCGTCTGGGTCTGCTGTGTACTTTGCCATTACTTATTCTTTCTCAAAGACTTGGGAATCTTTGTCTTTATTTTTTTGGATGTAACAATGCCCACAATATCATCGGCTCGTTTTCTCCTTGCCTTGAGTCTTGCAGTCGAGTGTTTAACGGAGCCTCTCAGAAAAAGCCTCATGTCTTCCTTTAATTGAAGCTTCTTCCTGCGGTACTCATCCGCCTTCTCGTTGGCCGTCGTAGGTCTTCTTATGGACTTCGGAGTAGCCGCCCGATCTTTTCTTTTGCGGGCTTGCTTTAGATCGTCGGACATCATCTTGTTGCGTTTTCTCTCCGCCTTGTCCTCCGCCTGCGCCGCTAGTTGATCCCAAAGACCAACCATAAGCTTTCCGCTTTTTCTGCTCTTTTTTGCCGTTTTAGATAATGCGAGCATTTTCTTTCCGTATCCGCTGCCGCCGGTCTTGCCTGTTGTCTTTGCCATCTAATTCTCCTATTCAGCCGAGTAAAAGAGTAAGTCATCTTGTGATAACTTCTTTGGTTCTCCGACTATTAAATCATCAAGATCGTCATGTCGAATCATTTTCTCTGGTAAGAACTTAACTTTCACATCAAATCCTTCACGATTAAATTCAAACTCGCCAACTCCGCAAGCCTTCATCATCTCCACAAACTGTTTTAGTTCATTTGCATTCATTGTAAATTCTCCGTTTCCCACCAATCATCTGGGTCATCAACATTCTCAAGTCTCTGTAATTCTTCTTCTTCCATCTTCTCGCACTCACTAGTGTACCACTGTTGCGTCCCGTATTTTGGCGGTCTGACCAATTCTTCACTACAATAGTGTCTGGATTCACGCCAAGCATAAAGAAAGGCATCAGACAAATGATTCTCACAGCGTTCGCTTTCCTTCTGGCGTTTCTCATCCCATTGCAGGAGCCGCCACTCATCTTCAAGACTGCTTCCGCGAGGCAGCTTAATGAATCCGGAGGCCAAGTCCGAGTTAAGAAGCTCAATGTAAGCGAATTTGTCATATTTGGATGCGGGGTGGACGGGAAGCTGGTAGCGGATGCGAAACTCCTCCGCAATGCTCTTGCCAAGGCCGCCCGTATCGACGACGATTTTAGTAAATTCATAAATGCCCGTCAGTTGACGAATATGCTGCGCGATTTCTGTAGGTATCATATGGCTGGCCTTGAATTCGTCGACCAGATAGACAAAGGGAAGATCTCTGCTGAATGCTATGACAGTGAATGCCGTTGCGTCCTCGAAACCCAAGTCAACACCAAGAATATAATCAAAGTTGAACTCATCAATAGGGAGGGTTTCGTAAATATTCTTGTCCTCACTCAGTCGATAGACAAGCGAATCTGCGCTGCGAACCCACTGGCCGCACCACTCTCGCATAAAAACCGGATGATCGTTGTCCCACCCCCTGCGGCTCATTCGTTGATCTAACCAGTCCTTCGCATGAGGAATGTGTGGATTATCCATAATGGTCCACTCATGATTAGAGTAGTCACTATCTTCCATCGTTGTCATCCGAAAGAAAATCCCGGAGCAATGGGCATTCGGCGTTCCGATCATACACAGGGTTCCGTCGCAATCGATGAGGGTAGGCTCTAGGGCTTCTTCGACCAGCTCATCCATATGTCGGCCAAAAGACGCACACTCATCAAGCACAACGAGGCGAAAAGCAGATCCTCTAAGTTTATCGACATCGGCTGAATCATTAGCTCCTGTTAAATAGATTACGCTGCCATTTGGAAAGGTGCAAAAAAGCTCCGAGTTATTAAAGTGAAGACCCAGCGAGTACTGGTGAGAGAGCTGCTTAATCTTGGGCCACATAACCCTCTTCGCATTAGCTCGGGTGAGCGCAATATAGGCAGCCTCGGAGCCGGGATACTCAACCATTTCTTTTAATAAATATACTGCTGCTGCATGAGTTTTCCCGGCTCGTCGTGAACATAGAGCAGTCTTTAGCTTGGATGGGTCTGCGATAAAGTCTATTTGGTGCTGGAAGCAATCCTTGAAGAACTGAGTGGACCGCTCCGTATGCTTGGTTTCCTTGGCTACTGCGGGAAGTTCACCAAAACGCTTGGTGTATTCCTTTAAGACCGTCCTGGCCTTTAGAACATTCATGTCCTCAGTTGTCTTCTTCGTACTTCTTTTCGTCATCAGTATTACTTACCGGCACATAGACAGGCCAATCCTCCCACTGAAAAAACTTGTCCCAAGGTAACTCAACTCTTCTTCTTTGCTC